TGACTTTAGTTTTAGTGGGGGTTCTGTTTCTATCTCTGATAGTTGTATGCGTTACAGGTTTGATCAATTTAATGATCACCCCTCTGTTGTATATGCTTCTGGTGATTTTCAGGTTGCAACTATTAGGACTAAGAAGGGCAAGACACGGGCTAGGGTTCTGATTGGTATTAAAGATGGTGTGGCTATGCCTAACCGTATTTATGCCTCTTGCAACCACTCTGATCAACTGCTGAAAGACTACCTTGCAACTCTCAAGACTGCACGGCAGGAGTGGACTGGACTTAAACTGTTAAAAATCCCCGCACATCAGGGCGATAGGCTCCAGTTTCTCTGCCCCTACATTGATAAATATCGTTATATCAGCGTCTACGATAAAGATTACCTTATCGTTCATTCTGGTAATTACGAATCTGTTAACTCTACCTCTGGTTATGTTTACTTTAACGCACCACATCACGAAAAGACTTGGGTATCAACAAGTGAAGGAAAAACAGAATGAATATCGAAGGTTACATTCGCACGGGTGATGTTGAAGTTTATACTTACAAAGATGCGAGGGGTTTGGTTACTGCCGAGTTGTTCTACAAAGGTGTTGTGCAGACGCGATTAAGTAAAGCTATGATGAACCTTATGGCTTTGGCTATTGAAACTCTAGAGGATAACTAATGGAACCTAAGTTCTATGTATTTGAGTTAAAGCTAGGGGGGCTTGCAGAGGGCTTTGTCACTGACGGCTACCCTAGTGAGGGGGAGGCCCTAGGTGCCATCCAGACGGCCCTCCTACGGCCTACTACAGGGGTCTACAGTGTGCAGGTAGGTTACCAGCAATCTGCCCTAGAGAGTTTAGGGTTACAGGCCCTAGAATTGGAAGTGTTGCAAGGGGGTTTGCCTATTGGAATTGACTCATAAACCTTGCCCCTACCCTATTTGCGGTAGTTCAGACGCCTTCACCTTTAACACTGAAAAGGGGGTGGGTTACTGTCATAGTTGTGGGGAGTCCTACCCATCCAGTAGGGTTAAGTATGATTGGGCAGAGAGCAAATACCCCCCAAGGAAAAGTTATAGTTTTGAGGTAATAGACGAACAGATGAAGAAAGAGTATCGAGACCACCGGGGAATTACTGCTCGAACGATGCAGTCTTACGATGTTGAGACTGATATTGACGAGAACAACAAAGAAATTCGTCACGGCTATAAATACACCGATGGAAAAACAAAGTATCGTATCTTTCCTAAACAGTTTACTGCTGACACAGGTTTGAAGACAGATGTGTTCTGGGGCATGAACAAATTCAATGGAGGTTCTGCTAAGGCAGTTACAGTTTGCGAAGGTGAATTGGATGCTATGTCAGCCTTCCAAATGCTTGGTTCTAAGTATCCGGTTGTATCCTTGCCGTCAGCTACCCCTAAGCGGACTATCCTTGAGAACTGCTTTGACTGGTTGAATAGCTTCGAGAAGATTTATCTCTCTCTGGACACTGACGACAAAGCAGAAGCCTTTGCTATGAACCTGATGAACCTGTTTCCTGGCAGGGTCTATAAGGTAAATCACGACAAGTATAAGGATGCTAACGAGTTCCTGCAAGCTGGCGCTGCACAAGCTTACACTAATGCTTGGTGGAATGCTAAACTATTTACCCCGTCTACTATCTTGTCTGATGCTAGTGACTTCCTCGAACTGTATGAGGATACTCCAGAGCATAACTATATCCCCACAGGTATTCCTGAGTTGGATGCTAAAATCCTTGGGCTTATGCAGGGTCACTTTACTGTTCTACTTGCAGAGACAGGTATTGGTAAAACGGAGTTGATGCGTTACCTAGAATACAACCTGATCAAGAACCACCCTGACGTAAGGTTTGCCACTTGGCACCTTGAGGAAACCCCGCTACGGTCTCTGTTGGGGCTTGTGTCATACGACTTGAACGACAATCTTACCCGGAAGGATTTGGTAGAGAAAAAAGGTAAAACCGAAGTCGTTAAGGAATCTATCAAGAAGATTTCTGACAACGGAAATTACTACCAGTTCACTCTTAAAGAGTCAGATAGTATTGAGGCTTTGTGTGATCAGATCAGGTTCTTATCGGAAGCTTGTGGTTGTAAGTACATCTTCTTTGAGCCAATTCAGGACGTTTTGTCTGTGTCTGATGAAAAAGAAAAAGAAAGTAAACTTGCTTCACTAAGTATCCAGTTGTCTAAAATGGCCTCTAAGCTTAACGTGGGTATTGTTACTATTGCTCACACTAATGAAAATGGGGATGTAAAGTACTGTAAGATGGTGAGCCAACGGGCATCTGTCCGTATTGTGTTGTCAAGGGATAAAGACGCAGACTCCCTCGTGGAGAAGAATACTACCTACCTTCGAGTGACAAAAAATCGTCCTTGCGGGTTGGAAGGGGATGCGGGGGCCTTGACATTCGATGATCGAACGTTTAAGTTGACTCCAAGAGAACAAGGATTCTAGTGATGCAGATCAGACATTACCCCATCTTCAACACTAAGAAGGTAGAACAACTGTATACCGAAAAGGATGGTGTGCTAGTTACCTACGTCTGCACTACGGGGCGAGAGAATGACACTTACGCTAGGGATATCTTCTATCGGGAAACCTCTCACCCTGCCTATGGTAACAAGTATTTTGGGTTGTTCTATCATCCTCTTGATGCAACCCTGCTAATTAACTCTGCTGATTGGGTTGAAGACCTTACGTTTGCTATGATCCAGTCGGAGGGTTGGTATTACTACAGTAGCCACCGTTGGGATATGGTTAATACTGCTGTAGGATTTATTGATGGTGGTAGGGCCTATACTCGAGTGGGGGGTTCTATTGTCCCTAAGTATGAAACGTTTGTAGTCCGTAACGGACAGTTTGTGATGGCCTCTAATGAATGAGTTACGGGAGAAAAGATTACTCCTGCTTGCTACAACCCCTAATACTTGGCACAAACGCTTCTACAGCCAATACTGCCCCTTGATTAATAGGGGGCTAGTTCGTTGGGTTATTGGCACGGCTTTCTTAACACCAGAAGGTGAGAAACGACTTAAGGAGTTAACCAAATGAAAATCTATCTAGTGTTAGCTTACGATCAATATTACCCAAATGGTGATAACGTTAAGGGTGTATTTACTGATGAAGACGATGCAGTAGAGCTCGCCGCTTCTCTATCTGCCTACACACCGGGTTGCCGACGCTATGAGATTGTAGATATTGTAGAGAAGGATATGCTACTTTGAAAACTCTAATTGACTGTTGGGTGCTTCGATCTGGTGTCTACAATGCTGTATTCAAAGATAAGGCTCAGGCCCTATTAGAACTAAGTAACCCCTCTACTTTAGAGCGGTTTCCAGAGAACACTGTGTTTACCCTTCAACCAGGGTATGTGGTGGTAGATTATGAAGCCCCAAAGAAAGCTAAAAAACCAAAGAAACCTAAACTTTTGAGTAAGTAGGGGAGACCAATGCGCTTTATCGTAGTAGATTCGGAAACAGACAACCTTCAAGACGTAGCCACTAAGGTGTGGGTTCTAGGTTGGTCGGACGATGGAGTAAATTTTCATACAACAAACAACTACGATGAAATGCGAAAGGTTTTGTCAGGAGATTTTAATGAAAGACGTTTGGTGTGCCATAATGCCGTCAGATTTGATTTGGTGGTTTTTAACCGCCTACTTGGTATGGACCTTAGTTATCTTGACTTTGTGGACACTTTGCCTCTATCTTGGACCATCAACTACCAACGAGACAAACACGGACTTGAAAGCTACGGAGAAACCTTTGGTGTCCCGAAGCCAAAGATCACCGATTGGGAAGGTCTTACATACGAAGAATACGCACACCGTGTCACGGAAGATGTGAAGATTAACTGGCTTCTCTGGCAGGATTTGCAACGGAAGCTTAACGTTCTCTACGATAAAGATGGGAAAGAAATCCTACGGTATATTAACTACCTTAACTACAAGATGGATATGGCCCGTGAGCAAGAGGCTAACCCCATTACAGTTGATCTAGTATCTGCACAAAAACATCTAACTGAACTCGAAAGACAACGCGATGAGAAATACGTTGAACTCTTGGCTTCTATGCCTAAAGTTGCTGTTATGGAAACCAAAAGCTACCCCAAAAAACCCACTCTCAAAGACGGAGGACTAAGCGCACAAGGTATCAAGTGGCAAGCCCTTCTAGCGTCCCTTAAACTGCCTCTGGGCACAGTGTCAGACGTTACCTACGTTAAAGAGTATATTGAACCTAACCCACAATCTGACGTTCAGGTTAAAGCTTGGTTGACTGACCTTGGTTGGCAATGCAAGACCTTCAAGTTTGATCGCAACAAGGTAACAGGGGAAACTAAACAGATACCGCAGATCAGGTATCCTAAAGGTCATCCAAGCGAGGGGGAACTGTGTGAGGAAGTTGTAGAGTTGGGCGAGAAAGACCCTGCTGTATATGTC